CTAGTCTTGTTATAGCCAGTATCTTACATTTTACTTGTTTTTATGTCATTCGTCAATGACTTATAATTTTGTATCCCCTCCTAAAGGTACGTGTTCTACAATGATTTTGACGTCTCTTTTAATATCTTCAGCTTTAGTAGCTGTGTCTTTATTTTGTACATCTGCCAACGCTTCGGCGTCTGACATATATTCTTGACCTGTTATCATATTAGTTAAAGTAACTTCTGTTTCTGGTGTTAAGACTGGTGTTCTTGTACCATTAATCATCTCATATCTTATACTAGCTTTTTGCTCTGTAAATGGCACTATCTATCCTCTCTGTTCATTTCTAATAAACTGACTATTATATCTGGACCAGTAATATCTGATATCATTTTTAACTTATCGTTTTCTTCTAATATTAATATATTAACAATAAATTCATGATGAGCATCTGCTGCTATAGTTTTTTTCTGATAAAAATAAGTCACACTACTAGATTCAATTTTTATAGTAACAATTGCATCTCCGGCGCCTTCATTATAAATATGAATAGATTTAACTAAAGATCTAGAATTACTTGGAACTACATAAACATCTTTTTCAGTATTTGTTATTAAATCAGTATTTACTTTTTTATAAATATTAGCCATAGAACCACGTAAACCTTTCTTGATTTTCTTTTTGTTCTGTTAAGAATGTAGAATTTAATTGCTCTACAATTAATGCAATAGATCTATTAATTTGTCTTTGGTTATCTACTTCGTATTCTGCTTTAGGTTCTGGTATTCTTACATTTACTTTAGCCATTATCTTCTTCCATCGGGTTGCAAGTCAGCTTGAAACGTACCAAATCTCCACGCTTCACCTGATCCTGTGTTCTCTATTTTAAGCGCAGCATATCTACCACGTGCTCTTGTATCTACTTTAGTCGTAGTTGAGTTAATTGTAAAGGGACTTAAAGTAGTATTAGTATTAGGGTCTGCAGGATAATCAGCTACAGATATAGTTACATTAGCATTACCTGTTAATGTTTTAAAGTTAGGTAAAAATCTACGCATAGCTAAAAAGTATTCAGCTGCACCTTGATCTGTCTGTAATGAAAAATCATAAGATTGTATAAAAGATGTTAAAGCTGTTGTTGAACCATCAGGATTAACTTGATCGGTTCCTGTTTCGTGCTCAAATAATGTTGTACTTCCTAAACCGCTTAGACCTACTACAGAAGGAAAAGCACCTGCACCATTTGATTTGTAAGAAGTTGCATAAGGTAAAGGATAAACTAATGAATCAATCCAACTTGTTCTAATAGAATTAGTGTTAGTTCCTGTATACCAATTACCCATAGGCACAGGTGCAGTAGTTATACCATAGTTATAAACTACATATCTATTATTAAAATCAGATCCTGTTGCAGGATACCACCAAGTAACTTCTGTAAATAAATTATTTAAACCTGCACAAATTTGTTGTCCTTTAGTTGTATCAATATCATCAAAGACATAGTCTTCAACACTACATGGTAATGTTTTAACTGTACCATCAAAACCAAAGAAACCATTATTACTCATCCAATAAGCAACACCATCTATTTCTGTAACAGCGTTCTTACCAATTAATCCACAGTTAGTTCCTACTTGTTCAAAACCAAATGTAAAAGGAGCTCCTATAAATCTCATTGTATACAAAGCATTGTCAGTCCAAATAAGAATAGTTTCCTTTGCAACGAGTGCTGATACGATCCGCGTTCCGTCTTGTAATCTAAATGAACCGGCTGTGTTTGTAGCTAGTGTAGTAAATTTGTTTAGTTGTTCTGAATCAGAGAATCTAATTAACATGTCATCTTGTGTAGTTGCATCACCAATAGTTTCTTCTGTACCAAAATGTATTAAGTGTCTTGTAGTTGGTGATACTAAAGTTAGTCTAGATTTTGTAGGATTACCTACAGCATCTCCAGCTGTGTTAGTTCCTATTACAGTTGCAAAAGGAGAATTAACACCAGTCAACGATCCGTCTGTACTTGGTGTTGTAGTTGAAGCGCGGTTTGATGTAGGATCTGTTGCTCCAGCATTCCAAGTAAAAGTTCTACCATTACCTATTGTTGCAATTAAAACTTCACCAAAAGTATCTAATGACCAAAGGCCAGGTTCTAGAGTTTGTGTTGATGCAGCTACAGCTGTTCCCCAACCTGTATCTGATCCACCTGTAACTACTCCGCCATATGTAGATATACCAAAACCATAACCATAAGATTGTTCTGCTGGTCCTACAACTTCGTAAGGTTGTATATCAACTGTGCCATCAGATGAAGTAGCACTAGCTGCGTTTGGTACTGTAGCTGTAAATGTAGTTGTGCTTGGTACAGTAATAACTTGTACTACTTTACCTTCTAAATCTGCATCTGCAATTCCACTTGAACCGGCAGCAAAGTTATTAAAGATAACCATATCACCAATAGATAAACCATGATCTACTGCTGCTCCACCATTTTTAGTTGTAACAGTTATAGTTGTTGAAGTGTTTGTAGTAGCAATACTAGATGTTAAAAATTGTTGTTGAACACCAGAGTTGTTAACTCTAAAAGGTGTTATATCAAAAAGTTGTCCTTCAAAATATATAAGTAAAAATTTATCTGTACCTACCGCAACATATCTGTTTCCATCGTTGTCAACAAAAGGTAACATCTTTCTTGTTACACCTACAATAGTTTGATCTAGTAAAGAAGCCCAACCTCCTATTTTTTCTGGAAGGCCATATCTAAATCTTACATTATCAGAATCAGTCCAACGACCAACAGCACCTACAGAAGTATCCTGTTTGTCTATTCCTGGTGCAAATTTAATTTTAGTTAGAGCCATATATTAGCTCCTAAGTATTTTTAAAAGTCCAACCTCTAGTAGTATTAATGTAAACAAGTGTTAATGATTGTCCACTTGTACTTAAAACTAAATTAGCTGCTGCACTATTAAGATTAGAACCATTAGGGTTGATAGTTAAATTGTTAGTAGCAAAACTTGCTAGGCCATCAATGATTGTAACTTCATCACCAACACTAGGTGTTGCCGGTAAGTTAACTGTAAATGGGTTATTGTTTGTACTACAAATTAATTGATCACCAGCTACAGCAGGGTAAGGCGCAAAGGTATCATTAATAGCATAGTATGCTTTTTGCATAATACCAATTGTTGTATTTGTACCGTCAGATACTAATAAAAGTTTTGCTCCTACAGGAACTGCTACTGCAGCACTTGATCCTGTTGTTAGTACACTTAAAGTTCTGTTTGACGTTCCTCTTACCGTTGCATCTTCTATAATAAAAACTCTAGTTGCTGTGCCTGTTGAAGTTACGTTAGGCATAGTTAAAGTTCTATCTCCAGCTAGTGTTCCTGTAAGTTTTAAATATAAATTTTTACCATTTGTTTTGGTACCATCAGCTAAACTTAAAGTAACATTAGCAGAAGCCATATCTACTGTTGCATATCCTGTTGCTGATTGTTCTAAAATTTCTAGATTAGTATTAGTTATGGTTCCCCATAAACCAGCTTTTTCACCAGTAGTTACTATTTCTAATGCTAGATCTTGTGAGTATGTTGAAGCCATATTATAAATCCGTATCTATATTTGTCCAAACGCTATCAGCATCTGGGTCAATGTTTTGCCATACAATAGCATTTATCGTGCCACTTGCCAAGGTAATTGGTTGTCCTGTTGGGCTAACGCTGGCATCAGCTGTAATTGTTACTGTACCTGTCGTTAACGTTTGTGGGTTTCCTGTAACATCTGCCGTCGCTCCAGCAGTAACTGTTATATTTCCCGTTCCAACCGTTAATGGACTACCTGTTAATTCAAAACTTGCGTCTCCTGTAATAGTGACAGTTCCAATGTTAACATTTAAATCATCGCCATTAACAATTTCAATAATATTATTAGCAGCAATACTTACATTACCAATATTAATTGTAAGTTGATTACCTGTTACGACAACTTTTACATTGCCTAAATCTAAATTCGTAGCTGAAAACGGAGCTTCAGCAAATGCATTAATACCTAATAACATTTATAATCCTATTCCCTTAAATCCCAACTTTGTGTAGATTCATTCCAATTATATTCATTACCATCATCAGGTTTAGCAACTGGAGATTCGTAAACACATGTTGTCTCATTTAAAATCCAAGAATTAAAAGGTTTAGGGGGTATAAAAGCGTTTCTATCTTCATCATAGGTATGACCTATTCCAGCAAAGTTTTTTCTAATAGTAGCATTATAAGAAGTTTGTTTCCATAATGACCAACCTGTTGTACCTTCTAAAAATTGAACTCCTAAAACTTCTTGTTCAACTCCATCAGCATCTAATAATACATTATCATTAACGCTTACTACATTTATAACTTTATTATTTAATCCTATTTTTGCAAAATGTGCCATAATATTTTTCTATGTTGTATATGTTCCTGTTCCTGTAAATGTTATAATTGTTTTTCCACTAACACCTGTAGCCACTGTTGGACTTCCTGTTATAGTTCCTGAATAATCTGCATCTGGAACACTTAAAATAACCACACCTGATCCACCATTTGCACTATTACCATAAGAAGCTTCAGGTTGGTCTCCACCTCCACCACCACCACCTAGATTAGTAGTACCAGCAGTTCCATTTGCATTAGCAGCAGTATTTCCATTACCGCCTCCACCTGATCCTCCAGCAGGAGTTGTGCCTACTGGACTTGTAGGTGGATCTAAGTTTGAACCTGAAGCACCACCACCCGCATAATAAACTGCTGATCCTGTAATACTTGATTGAGTTCCATTTCCACCATCCATACCTTGTGTAGCTGGAGCTGTTGGACTTCTTCCGTTAGAACCAGCAACGCCTGAAGCGCCACCACCACCACCGGAACCACCAACACCAGTACCACCAGTACCACCATTACCACCAGAAGCACCTTGTGATGGACTTGTGCTTGGAGTGTTACCACTACCAGCTACATAATTTGATCCACCATTTGAATCTCTACCACCGCCACCGCCGGCTCCACCATTTGAACCTTTACTTTTTGGATCGTTACCATAATTGAATGCACCATAACCACCACCAGTAGATGTAAAAGTTGTAAATCCTGAACCAGCTAAAGAACTATCTCCACCATTAGTACCATTATTACTAGTATCAACATTAGTACCAACACCACCTGCGCCCACTGTTGCAGTTAAAACTGTACCAGCAGTAAAAGTTGTTGTAGCATTTCTCATACCACCTCCACCTCCACCACCTGAACCAGCAGCTCCACCACCAGCAACTACTAAATAATCTATTGAGTAAGTTTGAGGGGTTTCATTAGTAACATCATCATCTGAAATTGGAATCCAACCTTTAGTTGCTCCAGAGTAAACAATATTAACTGTTTGACCATTTGTGTTATATTCCGGATTAGGTGAACTAAATCCTTGATAATTTAAACTATTTTGATTTATTATAATTTTGTTTGTTGCCCAATTTCTTGCATAGTCTACAAAAATAATTTGATCTCCTACATTTGCTGAACCTGGAAGTGTAATTGTACAAGTATTAGATGTTGTATCTATCCAATATCCATAACCTACTACAGCATTTAAAGTAGCAGCTGTAACAATAGAAGATTGCCAAGCAGTATCATCAACATCTACTGCAGCAAAAGATAAGTTACCTGAACCATCTGTCTTTAAAAAATAATCATTAGTAATAGATTGTGGAAAAGTTAAAGTGTAATTTTGAGCTGACGAATGTGGCGGAGCTTTTAGCTTAATACCATGAGAATTCTCACTACAATTTAATTGAATGTAACCATCTGTTTGACCAGACGTTCCTTTAATTGTAGCTCCAGGTGTACTAGAAGTAGATATTAAATTTAGTTTATCTGTTGTGACGTTTGCGTCTGTTATCCCTGGTGTTTTTATTTTTGTTGTCATAATCTATTTTGCGTTTGCCGGTATATCATTTGTGCCAACTAAAGGTGCTTCTGCGAAGGCCATAAAGAAGTATTCACTTCCATTTTCTCCAAACTGTTGGTTGCCATCATACATTTTAAAACCATTTGAATACATATCTAAAACAACACCACTTGCATCTCCTGCTGAAGCATTAGGATAAAGTTTAAGATTTGCAACATTAGATGGATTTCTAGCAGTATCTAACATCCACCAATCATAATTTGCTCCAATATATTTTCCAATAATTAAACTTGGTTTAAAGCCAGTATAAATAAAAGCTCCATCTGAACCTGAAGAATTTCCAGAATATTTTCCAAATTTAGAAAAACCAGTTATTTGTTTAAAGCAATAATAGACCATTGTTTCTGTTGCAGAACCACCGGCACCCCAAGCTGATTGGTCTGAAGAAAATAAAGTAGCTGTTGGTGCTACGCTGCTTGGATAAAAAAATCTATCATCATTC